ACCGTCTTGCTCGGAACACGCATCAAAACGTGCCACACGGCAGCCATCGCCACGGCAGTTGATTTACCTACACCGTGGCCAGATCGGACAGTTATGCGTCTGCGCTCTGGATCAGCCACCGACATAAGCAGCTCGCTCTGCCATACGTCAGGCTCAATGCCAATGACCTCCGTGGCAAAGGCAACTGGGTCGCTCTGGTAGCGTCGCATCAGTTGCAGGAAGGGGTTATCGGTAGGCTTGTTCATGTGGGTGCTCCATTATGTGGAAAATTTTTTTCGGGGATGCGTGAGGGGGTCATTAGCATTTGCACCAGTCGCCGTAGAATCAGGGGGGGGTCAAATGCTGCATCGCGGCACAAAATCAGCCTCGAAATCGTGCGAATTCGTATAATATGTATTATGTTAACAAAAAGATGCAACAATAACAGTGACTTAGCGTTTTTCTGCGTTGCTATAAGATTATGTAACCGCATTTTTGCCCGTTATATTGACTTTTATGCTGCATCGCAGTATTCGCGCACGCGCATATGCGTCGGCATCTTGATGTGCGATTTCACGGTCAAACATCGCTCACATCCTCCGCTTCTCCCTCTATCACGTCGCCACTTACTTCACGCAACAACGCCGCAGCTTCCGCGTGCAAATCGCCAACGCTAATGTTTACCGCGACCTCTTTGTGCCGCGTATCGTATTGCGCATTAAGCTTTGCGGCCATCCACTTGTCCGTATCCACTTGCAGTCTCGCTGAGTTAATCGTGTTATCTTCAACGTGCGTATTCACGGCCGTGTTCACCGCTCTTGACGCGAAGAAGTGAGAAGCTTGCTCCTGCGCTTCAGCGTATCGTTGGCGACGTCCTTCTGCGCTATCTAGCCACTTCGCCCACAACTTATACCCAATGCCAATCTCCTTCAGTAGATCCGTCAGCGTCGTCCCAGTCGTCAGCCTGTTGAACAGCTCGTCCTCGCCCACCTTATTCACTTCGACTAGCTTTGCGTCTCCAATCTTTCCCATTTCACTTCTCCTCGATACTTACGTGCTCGCTCACAAACGCCGCCACGGCTTTCATAACATACGGCAGATCTTGCGGCGGAATAGTTGCCACCAGTTTACCATCTACCCACACCCTCAGTCCATCGTCATACACCGACCATCTCACCACGGTATTTCATCCTCCATAATTGGTATCGTATTCCCCTTATCCACAATATGCGTAATCTTCGCCTTCGGGAATGACGAGAACGCTTCGTTCAAGAAATCATCGCTGAACTCCTGCCGCACGATCCGAGCTGCATCCTCAAAACTATACACGACCCAATCTGGATACTTCACGCGTAACTCCGACACGCCTTCCATTGCAAAGCAGACGACTTTACCGCTGTCCTCCATCGTCACGGCATATGCATGAGGCGGCAACGGCTCATGCCCTGCGCCCAGAGCAACCTGCTCCAACTTATCCCACGCCTTCATCAGTTGCCCTGCCACCTGATGCGTCGCCACAACATTTTCCTCCGCCACAAATTTCTCGAGCGCCTCGTATGCCGCCCTAAATCTTCCGGCAAGTTCTGGGTCTACGAGAGACGGCAGACTATCTCCCCACTTCCGCTCCATTTCCCTCGCCTTACGATCCAACGGCTCTAGCTGACCCCACACCCCTGCGGAGATCGGTTTGCTCTGATCGCCATGCCGCGTATCAAACGTCTTCCTATCTTTTGCCTTGCTTGCGCTTATTCTTCTCTTCGCAGCCATGAACCTACTCCTCCTAGTTTCCACAGTTCAATTAAATACGTCCACACTTCTCCACCACAGTTACGTATATATACGTAACAACTGTGGTGGAAGTGTTTTGACGTTATTTTCCACACTTCCCACACTTCTCCACACTTCAACTGTGGAAACTGTGGAAGCACCAAAACGCCCCTCAATGCACCGTCTCGCTACCGTTCAGCGACAGCTTGAGCATACGCTGTAGGTCTGCCATATTTCTGTTGGCTTCGTGCGCCACATCCACCATTGCATCGAACAGGAGCACATACTGCACAATTGGTATCGGAGCCACTGGCCTATGCTCCTTCTCCCACACGATGCTCGCCTCCCCCGTATCATCGTCCCAAATGATCTCGGCAAGCTTGAGCTTATTCTTCATGTTTTTCATTGGCCAACTCCTTAAAGTCTGACATGTCAAAGTAGACGACGGGCTCAATGTCCTGCGAATCCCCTCGCTGCATCGACCCACCCTGCGAGATACGCAGCGGCGTAATATCCGGCGGCAGCTTGCAGATGCCTGCCTTGTCGCTCCACTGCACGGCCAAGTAGCACGGCAGCCCCGTCGTCTGAGTTAACTGTCTCGCCATCATCACCTTATACAGCGAGATCATGTACGTCGGGTACTTGCGCATCGGCGTCTTCCTCTGCCGCATCTCCATAAACGCCCTCGCCATCCCGTCCAACCCGAGCAGCATGTAATCCAGAGACAGCTTAATCGGCATCTTCACAAATTTATAGTTGTACTTGGCCTCGATCATTTCCGCGAGCCTCCTCTCGTTCTCACGATCCTGCTCCGTCTCGTAAAGAGGTCTACTCATCGTCCTTCCCTTCCTGTAGCAGCTTGAGCTGCCTGATACGCCACGCCACAACCTCGAGGTCATCTGCCATGTGATCCGTTATCACGCCGCTAAACAGCGGCTTACGATCTCTGGCTGTTAGCGCCTCACCGGCTATTAGCGCGAACGTGTGATCCTTCTTGGACAGCTCAAACGTCATGTGAGCCACCTCGTAATGCTCGCGCTCTGTGTCTGGGTGGCGACGTTTGGCTTTAACGCTATGCGTGCTCACAGCCCTGCCTCCTCTCGGCTTATCCACTCCCCCACGACAACCACTGGCAGCTCACGCCCGTGCCGCTTACTCTCCCACATGCCGTGACGTAGCACGTCGTTCTCGAGCCACATTTTCACGATTGCCTTCGCACGCGCCTTCTCATGCTTCTTGTCCAAGTCTAGGTCGAGCACACTGGCCACGGCAGCGCCGATCCAGTTCTTCGCCCTCACGTCTGACCGATATGGCTCGTCGTTGCTTTCCGCCTCCCCGACAAGACGCTGCACCGCTAACGCATCCTTCGGCTTAATCCCGTCGAATAGATCTGGCATTGCAAACGACGTCGCCACGCCGACATACTCCCCGTTGGGTAGCTGCACCCCGACCATGCGACGGTACACGGCATGTGCGGCAGGCGGAGCTAGGTTTGCCTTGCCGTCGTCAACTCTGAATATGCCAAGGCTATCCTGCTCGCTGACGCCAAGCTTCAGCGCATCTTCTTGGCTAATCTTGTTAATGACCCTCGCAGCCCTCGCCGCACCGATTAGCGAGCCTGCGCCCCTGACGCTGTCTACCGTCGCCTCATCGCCATTAGTTTTACGTATGTGATGCACCAAGCCGACACTACAGTCCGTCGCATCGCAGACACGCCGCACCGCAGAAACCGCCGCGTTCATTGCGACGTTATCGTTCTCGTTAATCTGATTCGCACCAACCCACGGATCGATAAATGTAACCCCGATTTTATGCTGCTCAATTTTTCGAATCATGTAGTCAACGAGCTCGTCGTGCACCTCGATGCCGTCCCGTCCTTGGCTCGCAAACATAATCTGCATGTCACGCCCTGCGTCGAGAAACAGCCTGCCTTCAACGTCTTCTGGGGCAATGTTAAAGTGCAGCATTGCGGCAACTAATCTGCGCTGCATCTCCTCTAACGGATCTTCGAGGTTGACGACCCAGACGTTACACTGCTCGCGCACTTCCTCGCCGAGCAATGGCTTGCCAGTGGCAATGGCCAGAGCCTCGACGATCTGCATCGACGTCTTACCGACGCCTCCTGCCGATGCAAGCACGCTGACGTTGGATCTAATGTAATGATTTCCATAGATCCAACGCCGCGCAGGGATCAACTTCGGGTCGATCCAAGTGAAGGGCGTTGGCCACTGCCTCTCGGCCTCTAATGCCTCTTGCACTTCCTGTTCCACTGGTTTAGCTACCGCGAGCGCTTCACGCAGCTTGGTTTCGCCAACTTCGCGTAGGTAGTCGTTGGCGTCCTTGACGTTATCGACGCCAAGTGCGTTGAAGCGCACGACATACACACTTGTTGAACCGTCGCCACTGAGCACGTCAGACACGGCGTCTACGTTTAGATCTGGGTCGGCGCATATCGTAACATCTGAGGCGCGTGGCACGTTGTATGTAGACATGCCGGCCTTGCCAAACGTACACACTACCGTCGCCTCGTCTCCGACGGCCTGACGTACACTTAGCGCATCCTCCGGCCCTTCGGTCAATATAATCGCTTCACCCTCGCCGACGCGCATGACGTTGCCTGCCATCACGCCTCGGCTGTACTTGCTGATGCCGTTGTGCTCGCGCTTACGCCCCTCGGCTGTAAGTAATACGCTTTGGATACCCTGCACCTCACCTAATTCGTTCATCGCAGGAAAGATAATCGCAGGACCGTCGTACACGCTTGGGCTAAACCGCGCTATGTTTGTGGCGGAGCTTGCTCTGAGGCCACGGCTGTTAAGATATAGCAGCGCAGGTCTTACCGCGTCCTTGTTTTCTCTGGTGATCGGTACGCTGCGCTCCCAAGTCTCGCGTGCCTTCTTCATCTTGTCGTTACGCGTCTCGTCGTCTCTGGCCAACAGATCCGAGGACGCGAGCTTACTGATTAGGCGGTCGAACTCGCTCGCCGTGTACGGCACGGCTTCCGAGTTCTCAAGCTTCTTCGGGTTCTCGCCACCGCGCTTGAAGCCTGACCCAATGGTCGCCTTTATCTCTAACTCATTTAATCCGATTTGTTTGGCCGCCCCGTGCAGATCCACAATGGCGGCGTCTAGCAATGCAGGCGCGAGGTGCGCGTGCCTTCCGAGCGTAAAGGCTGCCTTGTTTAGCACCTCATTACGCCCTCCCTTCATGGCGTTCACAACGTCTCCCAAAACGCTCTCACGGACCTTCTGAAAATATGTTTCACTCATCCTGTTTACCAATCCGAAAATATTTCTCGTCCTTTGTTAGTTATTGAAAATTCACGCTCACGATGCCAACTATTATTTATGTCTTTTTTCATAAAGCCTTTCACATAAAGTCTTTGGCGCATTTTTATTAAAGCTTTAAGATAAATCTGATGTGTTCGTTGCCTTGAGACTCCAATTTCCTTAGCTATTTTTGGAAAATCATCACCATCAATCTGGTGCATTTTAACAACTTTAAGCTCTCTTGGTGTAAGACCTGATATAGCAATTTTAACAACATCAAGGCGTTCTAATGCTTTTGCAGGATTGCTTTGGTCCATAATTTGCTGAACTTCATCTAAGCTTGCCATTTTTACCTCCAATTTATCCCTGTTTAATGCGACGCCCCGACCAATGTCACTAAATCGAGGCGTCGCTTGCCTCTAGTTAAAACCGAAGTCGGTTTCAGTTGAGGCGGTTGGCGGAGCACTTGGAGGAGTAGCCTCCGCCGCAGCCGGAGGAACACCAACAACCTCCGGTTTCTCTTCGGGCTTGTCGATCCATGTTCGGATGTGAAACCCAATATCGTATGACGTACCCTTGCCGACCACGACGGGCGTTGAACCAGTAATTTGTATTACTGGTATCTTGCCTGCGGCGAACTCGGGAGCCGTCTCAGCTTGGTTGTACATTTTAGCGATAAACTGACCTAAACCGTATGAATTGCCACTCATAGACGCCTCACGGCCGTCTGAGAGCCAACAATCTACCTCAAAGCCTTGCTTGTGGCTATCACTCGGTCTTGGCGTTGACTGCGATGGGCTAGGCCACGCCTGCCAGTCTCTGATACCGACATCGATATGCAACCACCCGAAGGTCACGTTTTTGATGTCGATGGCGAAACCCTTCTCCATATCAATAGGTTCGTCGCCTCCCTCGGCCTTCACCCACCACTTATTCTGTGGCAAGTTTGACCTGATAAAGTTTGATGATGCGGTACTCTCCGCAGATCCAAATGAAATTGGCATATGTGTCTCCTTGACTAGTTTGCCGAAAATTTAAAAGCATATGGCGGTATCTGGAGAGTTTGCAGCTCCCCGTAACCGTAACCCCATACACCGTTCTTTTGCGCCGTCGCGTATTGCTCTAGCGCGTACTTAACCGCCGCGTTGCCCTCTTCGAGCGTGCGCCAGTCGAGTTCGTATACTCCCACTGCGAAGGGAGCTTCCTTACCTACAGCAATAAATATGAACCGGTCAATCTCGACCCCGTTCAACGTCATTACACGTCGGTAAAACTGATCTTGTATGTGGTAGCCAAAGTTAGCCACCTGACGGGCGAAGCCTTCTGGGCTTGGATCAACTGTCGTCTTCAAGTCGATCAGCGCCGCAATGTCCTTACGCCACCCGTCTGGGCGTGAGCGTATGTCTACGTTGTAGATGCTGTCATGCGCGAAGACGCTTGCCTCAACCGCCAGATCCCCTGACAGTAAGTCTGCGGCGGCCGGATTGCTTCGCACCGCCTCCGCCATTTTTACGGCCTGCTTGTAATCTGCGTCCGTCAGCAATACTGCGCCCTCTGCATCGGCTTTGTCTTTTAAGCTTGTCCACTCCTTGCCTCGCCGCGTCTCGGGGCCACACCAGACGCTCTTCTTGAGATGTGGCTCGAGCGTTAGCGTGTGGACTGCCGTGCCAATGTCAAAGGCGTGGCTATGCTTGTACTCTCCATACTTGAAGTGTGCTAGTGATTTCATGGCGATTGTCTTAGCGCCAGACGCGCTCAGAGCGTCACTGAGGTGATACTCGGCGTTTGACATTGTGTAATTGATGGTCACGTCTTTAACTCCTGCTGTGCGCGTAGCGGCTGTGTATTCCAATTGTAAAGATCATGTTCAACTTGCCTACCTCGGCGCTTTTCTTTCCATAAAGCATAAATACTCATTTTTTTTAGGATGACAGTCACGTTAGCTCTACTCATGTTAAATCTTTGAGCAATTTTAGCATGAGTTTCTCCGTCTAGTTTCCGTCTAAATATTTCTATATTTCTTTCGAGTAGCTTTTCTTTCGTTTTCTCATCAATGCTGTGGCATCTATCGTAATAGTCTAAGAATGTTTCACGCGATACTTTCACAACTTTTTTATATCTTTTCACGTTCT